GGTTTAGAGTGTATTCAAATGTATGAATTTGGTAACTATCATAGTCACGCGTTCCAAGTCTTGTAGTGTGAAGACCCTCCACTCCATCCTCAAACTCAACATTCACTGTCTCCAAAAAAATGTCAATAATCAAATTGTATATGTGAATGATGACCCCTTTGAAAAGGCTGAGATGATTCAAAATCAAATGAAGAAGTGTGATCGTATCGTATTCATCGATTTTGGTATCGGTGTCGATAACGAATCTCTGCTCCAATGCTTTGAAGCACATGAGGGTGTGGGATGTCTCGTATTCCCGGGTGTCCTCGAGGGTGTGGATTGGGACATGTTTAAATCCAAAGTGAAGAGCGACTCTACCGAGCCCGTAAACCAGATGGGTCTCCACTTTGACACCTCTGTGGGGAAGAAGATTTCCGATGACATTTATCAGGTATCACAAACGACAGCCAAATGCTGGATGATGAATACCAAAAATGTCATCAAGCACATCAAGGATAAAAAAACAGGGGGTTGGAAAATCTCACCAAAAATGTTTGAAAAGTTCAAGGAACGTGGTGTGAAAGTAAATGCATTTTCAGCATCTAAGTTAACTCTAACTTATACACATGAATGTATAAGTAACATCTTAAACGCCGCTGGTGTAAAAGTCAATTAAAGTTATACACCCACATAAAAATATGTCCATCGATAATGATTCACCACTTTACAAACATGTTGTGAATTATATCCATACCTGTTGGAAGAGTAAGGACTACTTCCCGGGACCCCAACCCATATCGATTGAACGCCGACACTTTCCAATTCTCAAAGGTGCAGAGTACCTAGTGTGTGAGAAGACGGATGGTGAGAGATATATGATGGTTGCCCTCATGTTCCAAGGTAAAAAGAAATGTCTCTTTGTCAATCGCTCGTTCAACATGTTTGAAGTCTCGATCAACCTGAAAAAGGTGGCTTACGAGGGAACCATTCTCGATGGAGAGTTGTACGAGAATACCCTCATGGTCTATGACGCAGTTTTCGCCAATGGTGAACCAGTTTGGGATTTGAATCTAATGTTGAGACTGGAAGCATGTAAGATTGTAACTGGGTCTATAATCTATATGAAAAGTGACAAGTACCGTCTCAAGGTGAAGACGTTTCATCAAATGAGGGACTACGATAAGTTCTTGGACGTGTACCTCCCCACCGTTACTCAACGCATCGATGGACTTGTTTTCACCCCAGTTAACGAACCCGTGAGGATTGGTACCCACGAGACGATGTTCAAGTGGAAACCAAAGGAGAAGAATACAGTGGACTTTCTCATGAAGAAGGAACCTTCATGGGAAGTACCAGGCACCGTTGGGGGTCCCCTAGCGTGGAGACTCTATGTACAGGAAAAGGGGAAGCTCGTCTTTGAATCTGAAGTTGCAATGGACTTGATGAATGAACCATGGTTTGAGGAGGGGGCCATCGTTGAATGTGAGTTTGTTGACGATGGGAAGCGTATGTGGTGGAGACCCCTAAAGAGGAGGACGGATAAGACGCACCCCAATGGTAGAAGGACATTCTACCGAACGATTGTCAATATTAGGGAGGACATCAAGATGAAGGAGTTTTTAGATTGTAAACCATAAAGTAGTATCCAGCCTCTTCGGGTAATGGACATATTTTAATATCATGATCGTTTATAAAATGCCACTTGTTTCTACATTTTACAAATGATGCGTAGTGTCCATCGTTTTGGTCACCCTCGTGAAGTGCGGTCGCCACGAGATTATATTCAAATGAATCGATAATAATAGTCTCTATAATCTTGATGTTGCTCTTGGCGTCAAATGAAATCATCAAAACTTGGGGGAGCTCCGAAAAGAGGGATCGCGTCGTAGCCACGTTGTGCACCTTACCCTCGGTGTCCTCAAAGTTTTCTAGTACATTCCAATCCATACTCTTCTTTAGCATCTCCCCCAACTCGTTACCATCGGAAGTCACCAAATGAACACTGAAGGGTTCCTCACTCGTTGACTTTCCACCGGGCCAAATAGTTTCTTGAACCTTCTTACCATAAAACCAGGGTTTAATGAACGGCTGCGATCGTTCAAGGATGTCTATGATGCATAGGATTGCTTCCTGTACATCGTGTTGCTCACTGGACTTAAAACGTGGGAACTCTTCTCGGAATCTAGCTAAGAGTGTTAAGAGAGATAGTTCTGGACGACCGCTCGTCCAATAGACTGTGACAAATTTAGAATACACCTGGGTAAATCTACATTCCCCTTCGTATGGGTTTTTCAAAAAGTAGTTTGTGAGAACTGGTGTATGTAGAAGGCATTGAACAGCTGTATTAAAATAACAGGTGTTCCCCAGGTTGATAAAACCTTTCATTACATTTTATCGATAAAAAAGGCTTAAGTAAATGACGCAAATTGTAAATGTTAAGTAAAAATCACAATGGATATTAAACGTATAACTGATACCATCCTTCCCTCCTTCGAGGCCCTAAAGACCGAAGAGAACATCGAGGTTGAAATTCGCCTCGGAAAGCACAATGGTTCCCTCTTCGACACTAATGTCGGGAAGGAGACCTGGGAACGCGTCCTAAAGGGGTTGAAGAACTACGACGGGTGGGAGTCCACCAACTACACCGAGACTGACGTGTACTATAACGATAACAGTAATGTACGGATCACCTCCAACGAAGACACGGGGGAGCAGACGATGATCCAAAAAATCAGTGTCGTCAAGGAGGACTTCAAATGCGATCCCCTCGATGTGAGGATGTGCATCGCTCGGGAGATCCCCACCTCTGGGGAGTACGAGATGGATAGGAAGAGGACGAAGACCCGCCACTCCTTCGTGCGCAAGAACTTGAGTATCGATATGACCATCTCTTCGGGGGACAACGTCGACATGGACTCGGAGGAGGAGGCCTCTTACCAAATTGAACTTGAGATTGTGAAGCCCGGGGAGGTAGATTCCGTCTACAAGTTGTTCAACATCATCAACAAGGTAGCGGACCTCGTGAAAATTATGTAAGCTATAGTAATATGCTTTACCTCGTAGCGGGTGTAATTGTTCTAGCCCTAATGTATGATAAAACCGTCAAGTCGGAGGAGGTGGGGGGCTCCAAAAACTTCCACATGAGCCAAGGTATGTCTAAGGAGATGTACACCAAGATGCACCGAGATGGTATGGAGCAGGATGGTTTAAAAAAGTTCGTGCAATTGGAGGATAGGTTTCTCCAAGTTGAACGAAATTCAGTGTGTTCGGGGATGCCCCGCTTCATCGATGCTATCTCAATTTCAGATTTAATAAAACGAACGTTCCCAAAGTATGACTTTTCCTATCACACGATTCACCTCAAACAAGCTGCCGAACCCGAAAAGATTATAAACAAGAGCATAAAGTGCTGATCATCTTCTTGTGCTTCGGGCTATCAATTCTGGTATAATTATTCAGAATATACATAATCAATTTATTATCATCCTTCCTGTAATAGTCGTTAAACTCTATTTCAAGTGGGCTCTTGTGTTCTTTACTGTTTCTCCCAATTCTAATATAGTCAGCTGCCACGTAGATGATTCCATCTAGAAACTCTTCCCTAGCCATCTCCATCCAAGAGTTTGTACGGGTTCCCCAGGTTCTCGTGTCATCATTTACCCGGACACCATGATTATACTTTCTCAACCCTAGTTCCAGCCGGGAAAGAAGTTCTTCCGCGGGCGGCTGTGGCGACAGCATTCCACTTCTTTCGTGCATTATTTACATTCATATTAGCTCTAAACTTTAACCAATATTTTCTATAGTCGTCCAATTTCTTTTTGGTTGGGGGGTTCTTTTGGTTCATGGCGTAGTTTCCGACCGCACGACGGTATGAACTTTTCAAGTTATTGGCGATACCTGTGACGTTTGCGGTGTTCATGTAAAACTTCTTTTCGAGTTCCCTCTTTCTCTGCATTTTCCACATAGAGACCATATTCTTTTTGAGGGCATCTACATCCTTCTTGAAAGGGACACCCTTCTTGTTCACCTTTGAAATAGAGTTCATCTCCTTCTTAATGTTCCTAACATCTTGATTGAGGGAGGGATTGTACCTCTTCATCCATTTGTCCCCATAAAGTTTGGCGAGGTCCTTTCGGATTGAATTGTCATTGAGACCCCTCTTTCTCATAATTTCAGCTTTAACCATAGACCTTTCCAGGTTTGCCGCAAAGTTATTGTTTGGGGACTTGGACATGGGCTTGGGCTTGGGCTTGGGCTTGGGCTTAGCGAGTTCGTTCCGAGCCTTCTCAATCTTGGAGCACAGGGAATCCTTGGTCTCTTTGGAATCCACTGGGATGTTTAGAATCTTAGCGACACGGGTGAGTTCCGTCTTGGTGTAGTTGCCACATTTAGTTTTACCGATTTTGAAAGACTTGTTCGTTCCAGAGAGGCGTACATTTCTATTTTTATTGGTATTCCTAAACGTCGCATTTTTCTTATTCTTCGCGGACGCCTTTTCAATTTTTTTGCATAGTTCCTCCTTTGTGGTGCTCTTAGTTATATCTACGATTCCCATTTTCTTAGCCATGTCCACGAGTTTGGGTTTCTTGAGACTCGTGCACCTCTTGGCGCCAATCATAAATACGACGACCTGTTTTCTAATTCTGGGTCCAGTGGGCTTCGACTTTGGTTTGACCACAGTTACCTTTGTGGAAGTCTTTTGGGCCTTTTTTGGGAACGCACCGGTTATATTTATAAACCCATTTCTATAGAGTATCTTAACAAGATCACTCCCTGCATTGTAGGCATCCATCATATCTCTGGGGTTTTTAGCCCCAGATATTTGGATGTTCCCAGACTTGGATAGAATAAACTTGTGCTCCCTAAAGGTCATGTACAGGAAGGGGGCCAGTTCGGGTTCATACGAAATGTAAGATATTTCAAACTTGTTTTGGAGTCTCGCGACGTTCTTCATATCTTTAAAGATACCGTTGAACATAAAGGTTCCACTGAGATTGTTGTATTCGAATGGATTATATAGGAAACTTTGTCCCTCTGTATACTTACCTATAACAAAGTTGCGAATGAGTTCAGCCTGATTGGATATATCGCGTCCAACGAAGCCCCCCGAAAAACGTATCTTACCATTTTTGTATATGTTCACCGTAGCCCCTTTGGTTTCGGTGTTGTTAGTAATTTTTAATTTGATTTGGACCGTCGAAAAGTTTTTGTTTAGGTCGCCCTTGGGTCCGTATTCTTTGGTGTGAGAGAACCCCGTCTTAAATTGTCCGTAAACACCGCGGATATCCTCCGTGTCTACATAAAGACCCTCACCAATGGGGGTCTGGTCGATTGGCGACCGCATAAGTATTTTTTTGAGATCCACGCGATCCCCGCTACCAAAATTTTTATTCACGGTGGCATTGAACATACCCATATTCAGTTTACTGATTTCAATCTCCCGTTTTGCATTTGGAATGGGCATCACATCGGCAAATTCATCACCGAGGGCATTATATTTTTGATTATTAATTAAGTTTTCTTGTAAGCGTTGTGGTATTTGCACCGGGCGCGTTGGGCGACCCGGGGTTCTAAAAAACGAGGAAGCCCTGGCCAAACTTTCTCGTCTTCTCTGTGCTTCCCTTTGCGCGTTCGTCTCGACATTCATAGCTTCCTCGAGCTCTCTCGCAAAATTGTCATTCGAATTTGAGTTTGGACTTTGAACTTCTACACCAGATTGTCTGACAAATTCCTTGACACTCTGGCTCATATTACTAATTGGGGATATTTTTTTTAATAGTTGTCGGTGTACTCCATAGAGTCATCTGTGATTACATCGAGACCGTAGATGACCGGCTGCCGTGGATATGTACGTCCCTTGTAGGTGACGATTTCGTCCCTGACTTCAATCTCCCTCGAACTGAAGGGACCCGCGTAAAAGTCCTGATGAAACTTGTGCTTCCCCAAGTTGTTTGCTTGGCAGTGTTGGTTGAAAACCACTACAAACATCTTCTGTGGTACAAACAACTTTTCACCATAGGTTATACTCGTCGATTCCAAAAAGTTTGTGAGTGTACTGGCAACCATGGCAACCTGTTTTTGTATCTTCTTAAAATACGCGGGGACTACATTCCAGATGTCCTTGTCGTTGTACTTGCTCGAATAATCCAAATAGGCTTTGATACACTTGAGGAGAATCACGGGGAGTTCCTTGTCAAGTTTCTTGTCCAACTGGGGATCTGCTTCTTGGACCTGTTTACTAAAGTTCCACGGGAGGATACGACGGAGTACGGAGCCCGAGTTATCCTTCCAGTTGGGAACTTCATTCCCCCCCAACACCCCTGGGACTTTCCATTCGAAAGATTGCGCCGTCTTATTCTTCACCGCGACGGATACATCCTCCCCAGAGACGATGGACTGAAACTCCGCCTGTTCAAGGGCGAGATCCCCCTTTACCTCCGGGGCGATGAACATGAAGGAATCCTTAATGGCCGAGAGACCAAACTTCTTCTCGATGTTGTTGGAAAGGGTCCCAACATCCTCCCCCTCGTAAAACTTCTTGAACACTTTGGTTATGAGGGTGGACTTCCCCGATCTCGCGATACCCTTGAAGAAGGGGATAACCTGCCACCCATCCAAATCACCGACGTCGAAGCAGAGGCGTCCGCCCATGACGTAGGCCCAGTTGCACACCTCATCCTCAAACTTCTGGTACTTCAGCACACTGTCAAAGTAGGGGGTTGGGATATCCTTCCAATCATCCAGATGAGCAAAGTCATCAAATTGTTGGTCAAAGTACTTACAGGCGACGATGGTGGGATCGAGGCACCTGAAATCTTTACTCTCGTAGGGGTAGAATCGACAGTCATACACCCCCCTGTCTGGGATCCACTCTTTCCCGACAAACACACCATTCTTGAAAGACCAGACGTGTCGTCTCTTTTCAATCTGGGGAAATTGGTGATCGATGCACTTGGAGATGTTATCGATGACATCCCTAAAGACTGAACCCCTACTCGTAAAGTTCTTCCAATTGTTAAAGTCGTCATCCTTTTGGGAGAGGGAATACACAAAGTCCTCGATTGTGAATTTCGCATTCCATGCACGAGTTCTGAACCCCTCGACCGTCTTAATCTCTTCACAACAGTATCCCTTGTACCTACGATACCCAGACTTGTAGGTCTCATCTAGGGTGTGAAGTAAACACTTTTGGAAGGGGGTGGCACTCTCGATCTCATCATCGTCCATCGTCGAGGGGTCTGAAGAGGTCGTGATCTGCGGTAGGGCGGTTGGATTGACGACGCGCTCGTAGGATGTGTAGTGCCGTCTGATGTTATCGTACCCATCGTTGATTTGCTTGAAAATGTTATTGATTCGTTTGGTCAACGAGACCCCATCATCCTTCGTATCGGGGTGGCGAATCTTCATCGTACGGACATGGTTCTTAATGTCCGCCATTGAACGCCGATGATTTTCCCGAATGCCTTTGATGGCCAAGATGTCAATTTTTGAGGGATTGGGGTTCCCATTTTCGTCATAATTGTCGGGGTGAATATACTGCCTGTACCCCAACACACATGCATTCTGGTAATCACAATTTTTAAGATCCCACAGGGTTTCGATATTGTCGATGCACTTTATAATCTGTTCCTCATTCATTGACTGGATATGCTGCTTATGAATCTCGGCGAGAGCCTCATAGGTGTTGGGTTCCTTGTCAATGAAGTGGGTTGACTCCATTTCTAATATTTATATTTTATTCTCTAAGCATATTGAAGTTTGCTCAAAATCTTTATAAGGATCTTATTTTGGTTTTGCAATTGGAGACCAATATTTACCAGAGCTGTGCACACGGTATCCCCCTCGGGTGTGGCCAATAGGGAGCCCATGAGCTCCACCACATCAACTCCCTCCTCGAAGAGTTCATCACTTTCCACATCGGACACAATTTCTCCTTCTTCAATTTCAACTTCTTCAGGCTGAGACGACATTTAATGTTGACTGAGAAAAATTGGATCTAAAAATTGCGCATTTCCCTAAAATTATTTTCTCTGCCTATAGTACAACAACTCTCAAAATGGCCGGTGGTCTCATGCAACTCGTAGCGTACGGTGCCCAGGATGTTTACCTTACCGGTAACCCTGAGGTGACTTTCTTCCAGGCGAAATACAAGCGCCACACCAACTTCGCGATGGAGAACATCGAGCAGACCGTCAACGGTACTGCCGCGAACTCCGGCCGCGTGTCCGTCACCATTGCGCGCAACGGTGATCTCGTCGGTGACATGTACCTCGAACTCAAGTCGGCGGCGGGGGATGCGACCGCGGCGTGCTGGGTTGCCGAGCGTGCCATCAACAACGTTGAGCTTTCCATTGGTGGCCAGCGTGTCGACAAGCACTACCAGAAGTGGTGGCGTCTGTACTCCGAGCTTTACTTGGATGAGTCCAAGAAGGCCACCTGGGGTAAGATGACCACCGGGGCGTCTGACAAGACTGTCTACCTCCCCCTCATCTTCTTCTTCAACCGTAACCCAGGTCTCTACCTCCCCCTCATCGCCCTCCAGTACCACGAGGTCCGCGTCGACATCGACCTCGCGTCCGACATGACCACCTACCTCGCGGCCTCTATCAAGGTCTGGGCGAACTACATCTACCTCGACACCGAGGAGCGTCGCCGCTTCGCGCAGAAGGGCCACGAGTACCTCATCGAGCAGGTTCAGCACACCGGCACCGACTCCGTCGATGCGGCCACAACCAAGCAGGTCCGCCTCTCCTACAACCACCCAGTTAAGGAGCTCGTGTGGTGCTTCTCCAACACCTCCACCGCGGCCACCGCCCTTTGGAACTTCACCTCCGGCAACGATGCCTCGAACGTCGTTATCACCTCCGACCAGACTGCCATCGCGGCCTCGAACTGCTTCGTGCCCACCGCCCTCGCGGGTGCGCCCATGGTGCAGGTTGGTACCGGTGGCGGCGACCTCGCCTTCACTGAGGATGTGGTCGGTCCCCTCAACACCTTCAAGCTCGTCCTCAACGGCCAGGACCGCTTCAAGGAACAAGAAGGTAAGTACTTCAACCAGGTCCAAGCCTTCAACCACCACACTGGCTCCCCATACCCAGGTGTGTACTCTTACTCCTTCGCGCTCAAGCCAGAGGAGCACCAGCCAACTGGCACATGCAACTTCTCCCGCATCGACAACGCGCAGGTTGCGGTCAAGCTTAACGCGGCGGCGTCTGGCCTCCCAACTCTGTCGATGAACATGTTCGCGACCAACTACAACGTCCTCCGCATCCAATCCGGTATGGGTGGCCTCGCGTTCTCCAACTAAATTGCTTACCGCATTTTAGTCTAAAAAAATATTCAAATCACATTTTAAGATATTCAAGTATCTTAAAATCTGATAAAGACTAACCACAATGAGTAATCATGTTGGCCATAGGTCAAACCTACGCCATCGGAAGACAACGCACCTATCGACAACGAAAAAAAGCTGAGAAAAAACCATGTATGGAGAATGCTGACGCACTTTCATGTGCAATTCGCCATACAAGATGTTTGGGGTGTCCGTAGACCCGATAGAATCACCGCGAAGACGAAGCAGGACGAAGCAAAAAATAACTAGACCCAAACCGAAAACCAATCTTTCCGTGAGTTAAAAAAGAAAGACAATAAGTAAGTATGTACGAAATTTACACAGATGGAAGTTGTTTGGGGAACCCTGGTCGCGGTGGTTGGGCTGCTATTGGGGAGGGTATGAAACTTGGTGGTAATCTGAGGAACACCACCAACAACGTCATGGAAATGACCGCTGTCGTAAAGGCTCTCGAAAAGTGTCTGGAATTGGGAATCCTTTCGGTGCGTATTTTTACGGACAGTAACTATGTGAAACAGGGAATCACCA